GTGGATTTAAGTCCGGTCAATTTACGTCTACATTATCATCTTCTATAAATACAAGTGTAACATCACTAACAATGGCAAGCTCATCATCATTTCCATCATCAGGAACTGTATTAATAGATAGTGAGCTTATAACGTACACTGGTAATAGCAGTGGAACTTTATCTGGTTTAACTAGAGGTGCATCAGGCACAACTGCAGCGTCACATAGTTCAGGCGCAACCGTAACCGATGCATCAAACTTTTTTGCATGGAACGCTGCGGCTTCGGGAGACGTTATTACAGCTCCTGGTTTATGGTCTTTAGATAATTTTGGTAATAAATTAATTGCAACAATAAATGGTGGTGAAAGTTTTGAATGGGATTCAAATGGTTCTGTATCAACAAGAGCGACAATTATATCAGGGGCACCTACTGCATCTGCATTTAGTTTAGTATCTACTCCAGATAGACACTTAGTGTTTTTTGGAACAGAAACAACGATAGGAACTTCTTCTACACAAGATCCTATGTTTGTAAGATTTTCTTCTCAAGAAGACATTAACACGTATGCACCCAGTGCAACTAATACTGCAGGTACACAAAGACTTGCAGATGGATCTAAAATTGTAGGAGCGATTAGAGGTAGAGATGCAATTTATGTTTGGACTGATACAGCGTTGTTTACTATGAGATTTGTTGGTCCACCGTTTACTTTCTCTTTTCAACAAGTTGGTACAAACTGTGGATTGATTGGACAGAACGCAGCTGTTGAAGTTGATGGTACAGCGTATTGGATGTCAGAAAATGGTTTCTTTAGATATGCTGGTAGATTAGAATCACTACCATGTTTAGTTGAAGACCATGTCTTTGACGATATCAACACTATACCAAAACAACATATTAATGCAGGTTTAAATAATTTGTTTGGTGAAGTTGTTTGGTTTTATCCAAACTCAGGTTCAGGAACAGTAAATAGAATAGTTGCGTATAATTATCTAGACTCAAGTGCCGAGCGACCAGTATGGACAACAGGAACTTTAGCAAGAACAGCATGGCAAGATTCAGCTGTGTTTGGTAAACCTCATGCAACAGAATATGATGAAGATGGCACAACTGCAACTACAGATACAAATTATGTTTTTGGTAATCAAGATGGTACATCTACTTACTATGAACATGAAACAGGATTAAATCAAGTTAAAGAAGGAGCAACAACTGCGATTACTGCATCAATTGAATCTGGAGA